TATGCAAGTTCGGGGACTTTGATCTTCTCAATAGCTGCTTGCGCAGCGATATGAAGAGCTGCTAGAATCGCGGCTTCCCCCTCTGACAATACGACCGTGACCTGTTCCTTTTCCTCGTTCATGTGTGGCCCTCCTTAGATGAAGCTGACCCAAGCGCCATTTTCATAGCCCTGAAACTTGTTTAGCGTCGAATCGTACAAGATCATCCCGTCCACAGCGGTCAGCGCTGCTTTCTGCACTGTAGTCATACGCGAAATAAGCAGAGCCCCTGTAGTCGAAGAGATGTCGAGCTTGGCCGAGGTAGCAGGGGTGCTCGTCCCGATGCCGACGTTGCCGTTCTTATTTATAACCATTCTATCAACGGACGCGGCCGTGCCGTCGGAAGTTCTGAACCTAAACTTTGTTGGAATATACGTTCCAGCGGCACCTTCCTGCAGTACTTGCATAAACGCACCTTGCTGAAACGCAGCACCGGTATTTCCCCACCAACCAAATGCTCCTAAGCTCTCGCCATCAATAGTGGCTGTGTTCCCAACAGTATTCCGGTGTGATTTTCTGTATGCAATTTCTGAATCGGTGAGTGTAGTTGCTGAATAAGTATCAAAGTTGATGTTGTTATAGCCACCGATCTTTACAGTATGTAGAAGCCCAGTTGGACTCGCTGTACCGATGCCGACGCGAGCCTCGGACCCCAACAGCCGCATGACCTCAGTATCAACACCACCATCGTTGACATTGAAGATAACGTCTTTGTCCGCAGTGATATTCTTGATGCAGAGGTTATCAGACGAGACAAAGAACTCTCCATCTTCACCTGTACCTAGTAGGAGCTTATAGTCATCATCCAGGTGTATATGGCCACCAACAGCAAGTAGTTCATCCGGTTCGGTATCGCCGATGCCTACTGATCCATCGGATAGTACTGTGACGGCCACATGGGGAGCATTGCCATCCGCACCCTCATTCAGCTTAAGCGAGAACACACCCCTTTCGTCATCAAACGCGCCATCATGTGCGATCTCCAGTACACCAAGCGTAGTAATCTCACCGCCGGACTGCGCGCCCTTGAAGATGATTCGACCCTCACGACCGTAGTCAGTGTTCTCAGCTGAGTAGTTTTGTAGTGTGATGTAGGGCTCCATCTTTCGTATGTGCAAGGCCGTATCTGGGTCTACTAACGTTCCTAAGCCAACGTTGCCGGCTGCACTAATAAATACGATATACATGGAGTAGTTGAGTAGGGTCAGCACGGGGCGCACGTTTCCAAACCCGCCATTGATACGAGTCTGTATCTCGATTACTGGACTGGACCCCGCATCCGGCTGTGACTCCGCACGAATGTACAGGCCTTTGCCGTAGTTCGTTGAAACCCCGTGTATATAAGGTACAAAGACGTTATCAACCCAGGTATCGTTCTCTATTGCCAAATACCCAACAGCATCATCGCTTACATGAAACTTAGCTATCACCTCTCGCGCATCTGCTTCAGCCGCTGCTTCGACGTCAAGATACTCAGCGTCAAGTTCTCCTGACCCGAGGTCCAAACTGCCACTAGCGCTGAGCACAGCCGAAGCCATCCAAGCCGTGAGCTCGGTATGCTGCGCCGTCGTCAAGTGGAAGTATTCCCCAGCCGCTCCACCGTCCAGACTTGCAAGTCCGTTGTGGGCAATCTCGCTGGGATCGCTATAGAGGCCTAGAGCTGTGTGCGCTGCAAGGTCGTGATCTGTAAGCACCTCGACAATGGTAGCAGGTAGGACGACGTGCTGGTTAGCTGCATAGTTCAGCAGCGCATTGTGATCAATACCAGCCTCGTCAAGATCAAAGTCGACCTGCTGGTTGGGCGTATCCAGCGTGATCAGGATAGCAGCGGAAAGGGAGTGCAGCTTACGGAACTGAAGGTCAACGCCTACTTTTCCGTCGTAGATGCCAATACCAGCAGTGCCTACGTTTGAGCCTGTATTTGCTTCACCACCGCCCCCGCCCCCTGCGTTTCCGACTATTTTCCCAGCCACGGCATCATAAACTGCAAAGTCATCGTCATCAAAGGACGCCCAGTCGACATCGGTTAGGTCCCGAAACTGAGTAACGCCGCCTCCACCGCCACCGCCGCCGTAGCCACCGGATGGTACACTCAGCAGAAGCACAGCCACTTCCGCTACGACTGCCGCGCCTTTAGATGTGACGGCGACTCCCAAGATTGAGTCGGGGTCCTCTGCTTCTAGTGCTTTGCCATAGCGAGCCGTAGCCGAGGTGATGATCAGATCGTTCGGGGAAATTGCAGCACCGTCGCAGATAATCCTGGCGATGCCGTAGAGCGGATAGCAGCGGACATTACCCCCCGCAAAGGAATCGGCCAGAACGACAAGCGGACTGGCCTCGCCAGCAGCCGTGGCTAATTTGACCGATCGGTCTGTGCCAGGATCGACCACCACCACGTCACCCGAGATCAGGTTTATCCCTGTGTTGTTCGCCATAAGAATGGACGGCGATTCATAGGGGGACTTCTGAGACTGCCAGGAGTGTAGACCTCCTAGATTGCGGGTGAGTGGATTAGGCATTAGTAATCCTCGTCTCTCGGATAGACAAAGAAGGTCGGAGTGACAGTGTATCCATTGTTATCACGATTCAGCGTCTCCATCACCTCGACAATACGCAGTGAGAAGACGCCTCCGGCCTCGAACACGCCAGTGCACAAGTCCCCAAGGTTCCACTTAGACCCATAGGTTAGGACTTGAGTAGGTGCTGCCTGTACTGTAAACTCGCGCACCAAAGAATGCTCGACGAGAGCAGCATCCGCAGAAGCTGTGATGGTCGATTCTGCCGAGTCACGACCACTGTCCATGAAGCGCTCGATGCGGTTCCACGGTGAGTCAAACTCTCGTCCAGCAATATTGCTGCGTTCGACAATCACCCGATCAGCGCCGATCCCCTCGCCGCCTGCGTAGACTACCGTCCATTCGTCCAGCCGATCCTCGGTGAAGGATGGTCTAGCAACGTTGGCGCGGTCAATCGACCACACCATTTCGGGAGCGCTGCCCAGTAACTGACGTCGATCACGCCCTTTAAAGGGTGTGTAGACCTCAAAGTCGATAAAGGCTCCGTTCTGATAGAGGTCCCAGTCGGCTCCCTCATCGACGTTGCCTAGCAGTTCCAGTTCATCAGCTACAACTGTGTAGCGATAGTGCAGGTCTAGGGGTGTGCCATCGTGAGTGAGCGGGCGCACGCGCAGACGGCTCATCTTACGATCCCCTATAGCGCCAAAAGTCGCGTTGAGGATCACCATGTAGCGCATGGCATCGGTCACAGGGCCATTATAGCTCCAGAAGGCACGGCTTGCTGGATAGGGTAGAACGATGCGGCGCTTCATCAGATGCTTGAAATCGTAGCCTCGGATTTCAACTTCAATAAAGCCCTCATCGTTTTGGTAGGTATGTACGGCACGGATCAAGCCCTCGAAGACGACAACGGGATCGAGCCCACCTCCTGGAAGGCGACGCACCTGAATGATGCGATCCAGCAAAAAGTCATCTACGGGCAGCAGTGTTGCGGCCCCACGTAGCGAGAATATGCCATAGCCTGGGTGATACTTGCCATTGACGGCGCGGACGAACTCGCAGTTGGTGTACTGGTCAATGATATACAGCAGACTCCCATCGTGATCCAGCAAACGAATCTCGTGGGGACCGGAGAAGTCTGGGTAGTACTCCGTATCTATAGGCACAGACTTGCGAATCGTTGCTGCCAAGTAGAAGAAGCGATCGGGAGGATAGCTGAGCTCGGCAGCAAGAGTGAAGGTCGCGCTCTGCGTAATAGCTGCGGCTAGTTTGGATTGCAGCAAGAAGAAGTGACTGGTCGTTGTAGCTTCGACGATGGCTGCTTCAAGCGTAAAATCACCTGGCGTTTTGAGATAAGATTCTTCAGAGACATCGACCTCGGCGATGAGCTGTGTCGCTCGCAGAGCCTGAGTCATTAAGTCAACTTCGGCCAGGAACTGCGTCACCCTGACCATATCATTGCCGACTTCAGCCACATCGACCTCAGCGATGAGCTGAGTAATGCGCTGAT